CGTAGACAAAAGCCTCAGTTTCGCGCAGCACTTCCACGCGCTCGATGCTGTTCTTACTCCACTTCGTCTTGTATTTAGTAATGCTCATGGCAACCTTTCGAGAACCGACGACAGCACAATCGTCATCACCAAGCCCGCAAAGCAGATCAGCGGGTTAGCCTCAAAAAAGTCCAGCTTCCAGAACAGCAGCGATCCGATGACGTCGCGGCGCGTTGCTGGCTCGGCCTGCTCCTGGCGGCGAGCGATGCGGGAGGCGGTCATTGCGCACGCTCCATGTCGGCATCCGGAACCACGACGTCACCGTCGGTCAGCGGATACCACTGGCCGTACGCCGTCTGGACAACGCGCGTCCAACCGTTGATGCGCATGTTGTCGCGGAGGATTCGGACGTGCTCCCCTGCCATGGCCTGCACCTGTTCGGCGCTGTATTCCTTGCCGAAGTAGGTCCAGCCGCTGTAATCCTTGGGCCGGCCGACCAGCTTCTCGCCGTCGACGTCGACCTCGGTGCGCGTGAAGAAGCGGTAGCCAGTGGCCTGGCCGGGGATCGCCTCGGGCAACTCGCGTCGCTCCACGCGCCGACTACCGCTCTCGGCGAAGAAGGTTCCCGGGTACAGGAACTCGATGTAGGTGACGTCCATGCTGCTCCTCGTTCTGGCCGGCGCCGCCGGCGGTTGTTGTTAGGGTGCCGGTTACTCTCGTCCGGCGCCGCGCCCTCGGGGCGGCAGGTGGCCTGCTAATCGACCCAGCCTAAGCAGGCGTCCGGCTGGGTCCGCTGCGCGCATCCCCGAACTTCTGTCGTGGGTGCAGCACGCGCAGCGCGTGGGTTCGGCTGTGGCAAGCCGGGCTACTTTCGCGGCTCCCGATCCTTGGCACACTCGTGCCGGGCATATCGGGGCATGGGTACTAGCCATGCGGCTACGGTCATGCGACTGCCACACGAAAGGCGTACAGGATTCGAACCTGTGTTTCGCGTCACCCGGCGCCGGGAATACGTGACCTAGACCGCTAGTCCAACGCCTTTCGTGTGGCGGCTCCTTACGAGAGCCATGCGGAACCTGACGCAGTTCGAGCGCTCCTGTGCCCGGAGTAGGCGCCCGGTTTCTGACCTGGGCTTGGCAAGCCGCGCGTTATACGGTGCGCGGCGATCCGTCCAGCTAGATCAGATACCCAATCTCACGATTCCAAGCCATGCGCTCGATACGTGCCCACTGCGCCTGTTCTTCGCGGTCCTTTTCGATCTTCTCGACCTGCTCGATCGCGGCAACTTCAGCATCGGCTTCGATCACCTTGTCGCGTACCTGCTCGAAAGTCAGTGCGCCGGTCACAAGCTTGTTCAGATCGTCTTGGGCAAACGCGAGGTAGTCGCCGACGTCATTGCCGACGTCGTGGATCGTCTTCGGGTCGCCTTTCGCGATCAGCGCTTTCGTGTAGGCGGCGTTCTTTTCCTTCAACTCGCCGATCTTTGCTTCGCGCCATTCCTCTTCGGACATGCGGGCGTTCATGCAGCACCTCGTACAGCGAGCATTGCGTCGGCGATCTCGTAAGCCGCGCTGGCGATCTTGGCGTTCGTGCCGATCCCCCAGGTATCGGGATGGGCGCAAATGCCCTGCAGCACCTTCGCCGCGAAGTAGTCACGTACAGTGAGCCCACCCTCGCTAACAGCCGAATACCTTGACATCGATTCCTTGTACAGCGCCTTCAATTCAGGGAAGGCGGCGCCGCCTGTCTGCTTCATGGCGTTCATGCGGCCTCCGCTGCGGCAAGGGCGGCACGGAACTGTTTGCGGAGATCGCTCGTTTCGACCATCTCACCGTCGATCTCAACCTCGTCGAGGTCCCAATCGGATGCGATATCCGTGAGTTGGAGAGCTTTACGCAGCGCCGCCACCAGCTGCTCACGCACCGCTTCCGCCTCGCGCACAGCCTCGGTAGCCTGCTCCCAGCCGGTGCGGGCGTCGGACAGGTCTTCGCGCAGCTGGGCATTCCCGGCAATCAAGCCGTTATAGGCGTTGCAGGCGATGGCGATGAAGGCGGCGGCTTCCTCGCGGCTGATTCCGCTTTCACGGTCCACATTGACGTTGAACCAGATCCGATTGCGGAACTGCTCGACGCCTTTGATCCAGCCGTGGTGCATCAGCTGGTAGACGGTGCTATCTGCACGCTCGAAGGGCTTATCACCTCCAAGTGGCATCGGCGTGCGATTCATGTTGCTCATCTGGTATCTCCATGCCCTTCCGGGCGGTAACTGCCCGCAGTAGCGGGCGCGGGGTGTTCGAAAGTGCTGGCGTGCGTTTGGCTGTCACATTTCTGCGCTCCTATCCATATCGAAGGACTGCACTTGATCTACTTCCAGACGTGCCCAACAACGATGGCCCATGCGTACGACTTGCTGCACAACCCAAATATCTTGGCTAGTTCTCTGTACGTGCACTTCTGCTTCGCGTGGTACGACCTAATCTCCAATACCTTCTGCCTTGTGAGCTTTGCATGTGCATTGTTCTCGCCGGCCTGGCTAATCCCTTTTTGAAACACGCTGCCGCTTCTCCCCTTCGCTACCATGTCGTCGAAGTTATCCTTCAGCGTCCCAGCAAATAGATGAGCAGGATTCACACAAATTCCGTTGTCGCACCGATGGCAGACCACTTCGCCAGCATTAAGTACGCCGTTGAACATCTGATAGGCCATGCGGTGCGCGGCTATGAAACCTCGAAACCCTGGCTTTCCGGTTACGTATCCATATCGTCCGTTCGCACACGTACCGGCAGTCCACTCCCAGCAGCCAGAATCCCTAAATGCAACGTGCTTGAAAAATTCTTCCATTGCCACCCCAAGAAAAATGATCGTCTTTCCGATCCGCCATCCATGCCGCGCGTCCCAAAAACCTCGTGGAGATCGAGGGGAACCGGGACTTCCCATACGCACATGGCTGCTGGCGTTACCGACGACCAGCTGCGGTATGCCGTGAAATCAGTGCGACTGCTCAATGCCCCTGTGCTGGTACGGCTTGAGCGGCTTGTCCAATCGGAGCGCGTCGACTTCAGCGCGCGCTTCCTCCAGCAGGGCAGGGTCGGGACGCAGACAGAGTGCGATTGCATCCACGTAGCCGCGGTTATAAATTCGGTCGTATTCACTGGCCGGATGTCTGGCAATGCGCAGGTTGTCGATCAAGATGCGCAGCGCGATGTCGCCGGGGCGTGTAGCGTTCATGACGAACCTCAGCGATCACAGTTGGTGTTCTTGGCCGGGACGGTCAGGTGCCAACCCAATGCCCTGCGCACTTCCGCCGGCGTTTGCGGCGGAGTTTGAGCCGCTTGGCGTTGCTGCATCCAGACCCGGACTTCCTCTTTGCTCGGCTTCATGATCGACTCCCTTAGTTGACGTTCAGGACCAAAGAAACTGCATGTACAGCGTGATCGAGCGCATCGAAAAGAAACCGGCCAAGGACCGTTGCGCCGACCAGGGTCAGGACAAACAACATGGCGTAAGCGAGCGTCTTCATGGCTTAGTTGAACTTGATCGCCGGGACGTCGAAACCATCAGCCATCAGGTTCGCTTCCACGTGGTTGATGATCGGGTTACCGCGCCAGGCCTTCGAGAAGCGGAAGCCGGTTGCGCGCATCAGCGGAACAGCCGGGCGTGCCATTGCGCGGCCGAAGTGGTACTGCACTTTGATCATCTTCATCGAGGTGGTCATGGCTGGCTCCAGTGGGTTAGAAGTTCCAGGCCTTGGCGCCGGCCGCTTTCGCAGCCTGCTTCGCATCGGCCTTGCTGTCGTAGACCTTGTCCGAAACCACGCCTTCGCACAGCGCCGGCGTGTTGGTGATGACCAGGCGGGCCTTCTTGCCCGGCATGATGAAGATGTGTGCGTATTTCATGGCTGGCTCCCGGTTGGTTGCAAGTGCTGAATCAGTGAACCCAGTTTAGTGCACGCTAAACTCAACGTCAAGCGAAATATAAACAGTTTAGATAAAATTTTGAGTGGAATGCAACGGACGTAAAAAAGCCGCGTTGTGCGCAGTATGGAGGGTGGTAGTCGCCCTGTTGCATTAAGATGCAGCTACCCGAACACCTCGGGCGCGCCGGCCCGGCGTCAGGGCGTTAGCGGAGGATGCGATGAGTGAGTTTGCGCCAGTGCGCACAAAAGACGAGTTGAACCTACTGGATGAGGATGAGATGGTGGCGGGTTACCGCGCTGGTTTCGGAGGCGCCGCCGAGCCGGGGAGTGATCGTAGTCGTTCGTTCTGGCATGGCTGGCGCAATGGCCGCGTCGACGGCAAGCACGACGAGATCGATCATCATCAGATCGCACTAGCGCGCGAGGTCGTCGGCCGCTACCGTGGCCTGAACTAAGAAAAAGCCCGCTTAGGGCGCCCTGTTGTAAACCGATGGGATAGGGTGTAGAGTCAGCAGTGGCGGGCCGGCGCGAACCGACCCGCCAAGCTCAGGTCACAGCTTGCCTATGTCGTGGAGGGTCCGCAGTAATTGGGTGATCGCTCCAATTACCTTGGCCACGGCAATAAGCCAGCCCACCTGCCTTGCAGTAGCATTCGCTTTCATGGATGGTCCCGGTGAAAGCTCGTGCGCACGAGCGATTAGCCCGTAGTATGTTTAACGTGCCCTTCCATGGCACGTGCCGGTGCTGTCGTCACAGCGTTGGCAACCGCATGGATAGCATCACGCCTTCCATGCGGTCCGGCTCGGCGTGGTCTGCCCCGACTATCCTGACGGGGCTCGCACGCTTCACCTTTCGCGACCCGCCGGCCGCGTTCCGGATGCCTCCGGATTCCGATCCCCGCCACGAGCGGGGATTATTTTTGCAGGCTTACGAAAGACAGTATCTTTCCTTCAATCACGCCTTTGGAGGCGCAGCCAGCTTCGCCGTCTGTAGGGAGTGCCGGCGTTTTCGTAGAGAAGTCGATAGTCTTCGACTTCTGACCAACTTGGCTTCCGTCGTAGGCGGTCATGACGCCATTGATACCCAGGACATACTTCGTATTGACGATTACACTTGTCCCATCCCCTTCTGGAGCAACGTAGATGTTGGTCCGTCCTTCAAGCCGAGTTGTCCTTTTGAAGGTGTAGCTACGGCCAATCGCGTCATTTGCGCGAACCGTGGCTGAATCTGCGGTGTTGTATTGAGTAATGCCACCGTTAAAAAGGCTATTAGATTCGTGTGCAGTACGCCCGCAATCCACGTAGTCAGAGGGGTGATTACTCGAAAAGGATATGTTGATAATTCGTGAGTTTTTGTCGATGTTATTTATCACGAAAAAATCTCCACTCAGCTCCTTGACCATCTGGTCCCAAACAGCATCGAACGGCCTCTCCACCTTGATGGAATTGGTCACGGCCACGCGGCCTGGTGGGGTGTAGTCGGTGGTTGTCGCGCATCCGGAAACGAAGCATACAGCCAGCCCTGCCATTGCCAGACTTTTCATATCTGTCTCCCTTGACGGCATCGGCGCGTGCCGTTCGCTCATCAATACTACTCCCTGGCGCAGCAAGGAAACATTAGAAAGATTGCAAAAGTGGCATGACTCCAACAAACGTGAATTTTGTTGCACGCCCTAGGTCAACACTGGTTGCCTGCGCGATATTTCAGTGTGGCGCTCCGGTTTAGAATACTATACACTACTGTTCATCCATACAGTAGTTTGAGCCGAGAAGCCCTAGGAGGAGCGGCGCCAGTGTGTCCGGCGCACCTTTCGATATGACGCCAAGAACATCTAATTGCGTGTGCCGCGGAAGGGCCGCCAGAGCTATGCGAGAAGCTGGCGAATCAACGCCTTCATCTCCGCAACTTCGTTGCTCAGCCTGGCAAGCTCATCCGCCCTGAATGATGACTGCAGTCTCGCGACGATTTCCGCATTGAGAGATACGCCACGAGCATCCGCCGCAGCCTGGATTTCGTCATTCAGTGCGCGAGGAAGACGAAGGGTCTTCTTTATTAATTCTTGGTCTTTGGAAATTTCCATCGCGCGATTTTGCGCGAGCGGAAAAGAAAGTGTTGTTTTTGGTGGCACATATGCCACCAGAATGCGATGCAAAGAACCAGAAGCGTTTTGCTTTTGAGTATAGTTTCTATATGGAACACGTACTTTTTGGACGTCAAAAGCGAAAGCAAAAGTGGGAAACCCTTTCTTCTTTCATCTTTGCGGCGTTTGGATTTCTATAGCATTAATTTCCTGTTGCCATCAGTACAAGAGACATCATGACCAACAAGATCGAACGATGGAACGCAGCTTTTGCCTCGATGGACGACCGCGCTCAGGACGAGGCATTGCGAATGGCTGAGGGCCTTGCCCAGGCGCACCCAAAAAAGGCGCGTGCGCGCAAATCGAAGCGATTAGTTCTCGTTGCCTCGAACTTGCTGGTCGGGCCGGCACAAGGTCTCGGCCAGGCGCAGCAAGTCAGCCCGCCCACGCTCGTCAGTTCCGTGAAATAACTCAAGCAGACGAATGGCCTGTAGGAGAGTGTCCGGGCCCGGTGCAGAGTGGGGAATGCGAGTCATGCTGTGCGGGGCTACCGGCTGGTCATCGGGCACAACGACGGTATCCAGGAACATCTCACCCATCCCGTACGTCTGCTCAAGGCGCCGGGCCGCGCGCTCACCAAAGGGATTGCCATCCTTGAGGAGCTGGGAGATGTAACTCTTCTCTTTGGGCGGGATGGATCGCGCGGAGAACCACTCGCGTAGCTTCGCGCGTCGGATGTCTTGTATTTGCATCCTAGTATTTTGATTAGCATTCGCTAAACAAGCAAATTCTTGACTTATCGCGTCTTTCGGTTTAGAGTGCACTAAACCAGTTAAGTTTTCACTCACCGAGAGACCACATGAAGCTTCGTGATTACCTAAATGCAGAGCGCGGTTCGTCGACCCGCCTGGCTGCTCAACTTGAAGTCTCACTTTCTTACCTTTCGCAAATGGCAACAGGGGATGCCGCGATCTCGCCCGCCCGCTGTGTGCTCATCGAGAAGTACACCGACGGCGCCGTGACGCGCCGTGACCTGCGCGACGACTGGATGGACATCTGGCCGGAGATCAGGCCGGCGCCCAAGCAGCACGGTCGCCGCGCGTCGTAACTCCATATACCAGAGTAGTCGTTGACTCAGCTTTTTTAAAGCAATCCCTGAAGTCGTGTAGCACGGTTCACAAAAACAGTAGCAGCAACGCCAGGCAGTAGCAGTCACCAATCCTTGTAGCACCGCTTGATAGGAGTAGTGATGAAGAGCAGGAAGAACGTAGTTGTAAAGGCTTTGTTCAGCGTCGACCAGTTCGTGGCGCTGGATGAAGAGTGCACTGATGCAGACGTCTCACATAGCGAGCTCCTGCGCGAGTTGTCGATGGAGTGGGTCAGACAGCGTCAGTCTACTAAAGCCGAAAGCCAGGGTAAATGGGCAATCAGTGGCCAGAAGATGGCCATACCGAGTGCTAACTCCCGGGTGAATTTCGGCGTCGCTCCGGTGCGATTACGGGTTTGACGACGCTACCTACACATGGACGGATCGCCGGGAATTTTCGTAAGCGAGAACAGGCGAGAACAGGCGAGTGACAAAACAAGATGGCCCGCCATCGCGCGGGCCCAACAAGTCCAAATGCACCAGGGGATCTATGGAACCGGAGACGCCAACTATGTCGACACCTGAACAACGAGTCATCCACTGCGCGATCGCGTGGCGAGAGACGGAGAAATCCGCGATGGGCGCTTCGGAAGGCGAGAAGAACGCCGCCAACCGCAAGCACAGGGAAGCAAAGTGCAATCTGCGCGCCGCTGTTGATCACCTCACTGGAGGCAAGCCATGACGAACGAAAGCCGTTCCGACAGCCGGGACGAAGTGCTGCAAATGATCAGGACGAGCCAAGGCATCACGGCCGGACAGATTCAGGAGGCAGTCGGCCTGTCGAACCGTCAGGTCTTGAAGATCCTGTCGGTCCTGACGGACGAAGGCGTCATCAGGTGGAAGATGCTCCGTCCACAGGCTGGCGTAAGACGGTCCCCGCGTCGCAGCTACTTCATCACGACGAAGCACGACACAACGATCCCGGCGGCTTGGGACGTGCTGGCGCACTTCTTCGGCCGCATCGCAGCAGAACCCGCAATCGTTTGATCGAGCACCGATGGCGCCGCGGCTGTGGCGCCATCCCCTAACGCCCGTAGGAGGCACCATGCATCACCGACCTGACCACTTCGAGCGCTTCACGCAAGCGCATCGCCGTATCGTTCCGGTGCGGGGCATGCCATGAGTGACCTCGGACTGAAACGCTTCTCCACGCTGAAGCAGAAGACACCGCTGGCGCGCAAGACGCCAGTGAAGCGCAGCGGCTTCCTGCGAATGGACCACTCGAAGGGACACGTCACCAAGAAGCCGGCCGGCCTCAAATCGCGCGGCCCGAAGATGACCCCTATCCGCCGCGCCGCGCGGGGCCAGGACTGCCAACTGCAGATTCTCGGGGTGTGCAACGGCGACTCCACCACGACCGTTCTCTGTCACTCCAACCGTCTCGCTGACGGCAAGGGCATGGGCCTGAAGGCTCCGGACCACGCTGCCTGTTTTGGTTGCAGTTCGTGCCACGACATTCTCGACGGCCGCGCGCCGCGGCCGGCCGGCATGTCGATGGACGACCTGCAGCGCCTATTCGATTACGCGCGCGACCGTACGCACGTCATCCTGCGCGCAATGGGGCTCATGCCATGACGACGAACATCCTCAGCCCGAATTGGACCGGCGATACCGCCGAGCCCATCGACCCCACCACGATCCGTTTCAAGGCCGTCAGGGCGCCTGTGTACGCCGACTGCCAAGGATGTCTGTTTATTGGCCAGCGCAGCGCTGTATGCCGCCAAGCATCCGCGCTCGCCGTCGAAGCCGGCCAGGTGGATTGCGACGAGGCCGCACCGGAAGGCTGGTCCGTCATCTACGTCATCGACAAGAGCGATCCGCGGCAGATGGATTTGCTGAAGAACGCCGAGAGCGAATCATGCTGACCTACGAAGTCAAAGGCCCGACCGAGAGCGGTCATTACCTCGTCGGCTACCCGACGCCGGGCGCCCCGCAAGTGTTCACCCTGGCCGGCTGCGCGACGTCTGCAGAACTGGCACAGCGCGAGTGCGCGCGACTGAACGAGGCGCAGATTGCCGACCGCCGGGTCGAAATGGTGCGCAAGGCGGACATGATCGTGCGGGACGAGGAGAACTGACGTGGCCGGCGAATGGATCAAATTCGAGGCGAGCACGCCCGAGAAGCGGGAAGTGTTCTCCATCACCGCGGCGATGGGATGGACTGACCCTGACCTGACGGTCGGGAAGCTGCTCAAGGTGTGGCGTTGGTTCGATCAGCAGACCGTTGGAGGTAACGCTGACGGCGTTACCTTGGCGTTACTCGATTCGATCATCGGCGTTACCGGATTCGCGCAAGCGATGTGCAATGTCGGCTGGTTGGTGTCGAACGAGCGCGGTGTCAGCCTGCCTAACTTCGATCGTCACAACGGGAAGACCGCAAAGGAGCGCGCTCTGACCGCGAAACGTGTCGCGAAGCACAAAACTAACGCCTCGACTAACGCTGAAGGTAACGCTGACTCCGTTAGCGGAGCGTTACCTAGAGAAGAGAAGAATAGAGAAGAACTAAAAGAACCCCCCAAACCCCCCGTCGGGGGGCTATCCGTGATCGAAGGGAAAAAGCGGAAAGACCCGGGTGTCTCGCTGAAGACCTTCCTTGATGACTGCAAGGCGAAAGGCCTTCGTCCGGTTCGCGACTATGAGCCGCTATGGAACTACGTTCGCACCGCCAAGCTCCCCGAAGACTACGTTGCCCTCGCTTGGGCTGAGTTCTGCCGCCAGTGCCTGCCGGGCGGCGTGAGCGAGCGAAAACTGCAGGTCGACTGGCCGAAGACGTTCCGGAACTACGTCGAGAAAAACTACCTGAAGCTGTGGGCGATCAACGCCGACGGCGAGTACTTCCTGACCACCCTTGGCAAGCAGGCCCAAACCGTAGCGGAGGCAGCATGAGCTTTGAAAAAGTCATCATTGGCGACGCGACGTTGTATCGAGGCGATTGCACGGAACTTCTGCCCTTGGTCGACCAGGCCTGCGCCATTGTCAGCGATCCGCCGTACGGCTTGGGCGACAAAATGACGGGCGGGACTAAGCGCTTTTCCACTGGCGAGGGCGGTATGAAGACCTTGGGCGAGTGGGACGCCGAGCCGGTACCGGGGTTGCTTGAAGCGCTAGACCGCGTTGCCCCGATCAAGATGCTGTGGGGCGGCAACTACTACCCGGTACCCGCATCTCGTGGGTGGCTCATTTGGGTGAAGACCAATGGTGTCGCAACCATGGCCAGCGTCGAGCTTTGCTGGACGAACATCGACATGAATTCCAAGCACTTCATGCATCCAGTGAACGGATGGCAGCGCGACCATCCGACGCAGAAGCCATTGGACCTCATGCGATGGTGCCTCTCCTTTCTGCCGAAGGCAAAGCGTATCTGCGATCCGTTCATGGGCAGCGGTACAACCGGCGTGGCGGCGGCGATGGCTGGCAAAGGCTTTGTCGGCATCGAGCGGGAGAAGAAGTACTTTGACGCGGCATGCCGAAGGATCGAGCAAGCGTACGCGCAAGG